CGGCGGGCGCGAGGCTCTCGGCTGGTATCACGAAAAGCGGGATGAGGTGCGCGGCATCGGGCTTGGGCCTGAGCATGACTTCTCCAGCCATGCCGCCGATGCCTTCGGCTTGGTGGCGATCTACAAGGCCGGGATGGCAACGCAGGACGATTGGGGCGCACCATTGCGACGCAATTTGAAAGGCATCGCGTGATGTGATAGGGTGGCGGCATCCCCGCGCCAGAGGAGGCCATAATGCCACTCAAAAAAGGTTCGTCCAAGAAGACGATTTCTGCTAACATCCGCACGGAAATGAAATCCGGCAAGCCGCAAAAGCAAGCGATTGCCATTGCTCTCAACAAAGCAGGAAAGGCGAAGAAGAAATGAAAAAGCCAGTGAAGTTCACCCCGTGCAAAGGCTGCCCGAACCCCGCCAAGTGCAAGGCAATGGGCAAGTGCATGATGAAGGCGAAGAAGTAATGCCGGGCGGTCTCTACGCAAACATCGCCGCCAAGAAGGCCCGCATCAAGGCTGGATCGGGCGAGAAGATGCGCAAGCCCGGCACCAAGGGCGCGCCGACTGCGGCTGCATTCAAGGCTTCGGCCAAGACAGCAAAGAAGGCCAAGTAATGGCCAAGACCCCGGCTTGGCAGCGTAAGGAAGGCAAGTCGCCCAGCGGCGGCTTAAACGCCAAGGGCCGCGCGTCTGCCAAGGCCGAGGGAATGAACCTGAAGGCCCCGGTAAAGGCGGGCGACAACCCGCGCCGGGCGTCCTTCTTGGCTCGGATGGGCGGTATGCCCGGCCCCGAGCGTGACGAGGATGGAAAACCCACGCGACTTCTGCTATCACTCAACGCATGGGGCGCAAGCAGCAAGGCAGACGCTAAGGCAAAAGCCAAGGCCATTTCGGCCCGCAACGAGGCGAAGAAGAAATGACCATCACGACCTATGCCACGCTCAAGACAGCCGTCGCGGATTTTCTGAACCGCGACGATCTCACGTCTGTCGTGCCGACCTTCATCGCGTTGGCCGAGGCTGACATGCAGCGCAAGGTGCGTCACTGGCGTATGGAAACCAGATCGACAGCCCAGCTTGACACGCAATTCAGCGCCATTCCGTCCGATTGGGTGGAGACGATCCGCTTCTACCTGACCACCGGCGAAACCTCGCGGCTGGAGCTTATCAGCCAAGCCGAGATGATTGACCGCAAAGAGGCCGACAGCAACGTCACTGGCCGCCCGTATTACTACGCCATGACCGGGGCGCAGTTTGAACTGTACCCAGTGCCTGATGGCCTTTACACGGGCGAACTGCTATACTTCGGCAAGATACCTGCGCTGTCGGACTCGGCCACGACAAACTGGCTCTTGACCAACGCGCCGGATGCCTACCTCTACGGGGCGCTGATCCACTCGGCACCGTACCTTAAGGATGACGCCCGCATTCAAATCTGGGCAGCCCTGTATCAATCCGCGATTGATAGCCTGAACAATTCTTCCAACGACGCGCGGCACAGCGGAACCGGCCTGCGTATGAAAATCAGGAGTTTCTGATGTCACTGACCAACTCTTTCGAAACCAGCGTCCTGACGTGGCTCCTGACGGCAAGCACCCCGTCACCGGCACGTCCGACGGCTTGGCATCTTGGCCTGTTCACGGCTGCACCGGGTGAAGCTGGCGGCGGCACCGAGGTGAGCGGTAACGGCTACACCCGCGAGGCCGTCACGTTTACCGTGAGCGGCAACAACGCTTCGAACAATGCTGCCATCGAATTCCCGACTGCAACGGGAAGCTGGGGCACCATAACGCACGCAGCGGTGTTCGATGCCTCAACCTCTGGCAACATGATCGCCTACGCCTCGCTGACCGCATCCAAGGTGATCGACACCGGGGACGTGCTGCGCGTGCCGACGGGTGATCTCGACATCAACCTCGACTGAGGCTGAGTAGGTGGCGGTCTACCGTACAGGATTTGGTACAGGCGCATACGGCGTAAAGGCGTATGGGCTTGACGGTGAGGTGAAAGACGCCTCCGCAGCGGTTTCGGCCGCATCCACGACAACTGTTAACACGGATCGCGTGCTTGGAGCCTCGGCATCTTTTGCGTGTGCAGCATCTGTTTCTGCAGGTGCGCAACTGCTGCTTGAGGTTGAGGCCCAGGCGTTGTCGTCGGCTACAGTTTCGCTTAATGCCTACCGGGCGCGCGACATTTCCGGCACGGTTGCAACGGCCTTGACCACGTCCGTCTCAACGGTGGCACTTGTTAACGTGTCGATCACTTCGGCGTGCGCTGTTACTGTTGAGGCGCCTTTGCAGCGCGTGCGCTTGGGTAGTGCGCTTTCTACAATTTCGTGTATAGTGTCGGCAGCTTTTATCAAGAAGTGGGAACCCGGCTCGGATACGGCAGAGACATGGACGCCGCAATCTGATACGACTGAGGCATGGACGCCTGTTTCGGACACGGCGGAAACTTGGACAAAAGCGGCATAAGGGCGGCTCAAAATGGCAGATACCAACACAACCTCTTACAGCCTTGTGAAGCCAGAAGTTGGCGCATCCGAGGATACTTGGGGGACCAAGATTAACGACAACTTCGATGATCTTGATGATCTCTTGGACGGAACGACACCCCTTGTCGCGCTGAGCATCTCAGGCGATTTGACCATTGCCGACAAGATCGTGCATTCTGGCGACACGAATACCGCCATTCGCTTCCCTGCGGCTGATACCGTGACAGTGGAGACGGCTGGGTCTGAGCGGCTTCGGGTTACCTCCACGGGCAACGTGGGAATCGGAAATTCCAGCCCTACTACACGCTTGCAAGTTTCCTCTGCTTCTTCTGGGGCTACGGGGGTGGCTGGTCTTAACACCATCATCGCTGAAAACAGTGGGGCTGCGGGCATTGCGATACTTACGCCGAATAATGTGTTTGGCTCTATTGCGTTTGGTGACCCCGAGAACGGTGCAATTGGTCGCATCCGCTACAATCACAGCGACGACTCTATGACCTTTAACACCAACGGCTCAGAAGCTGCGAGGATCTCCGCTGCAGGCAACGTAGGTATCGGTACAACCGCTCCGGCATCCCAGCTTCATGTGGCAGGCAACACCAACAACACAGCCCAGTTCACCGCGTCTATTTCCGGCACCACCATGGATGTCACTGCGGTTACGTCTGGCACCCTTGCGGTTGGGGATATTGTATACGGCGGCGGCGTTTCTCCTGTCACTCATATTACAGCCTTGGGGACTGCTACGGGTGGCACTGGAACCTATACGGTCAGCGTCTCTCAGACCGTCGTTTCTGGGACTATGTTCACTGGCTCTGGCACTGCTGCTACGATCAGGATTTCTGATACGGACACTGGCGTCCAAATTGGTCAGCCGGGAGGGACCATTGAGTTCTTTGGGACTGATTTGAATACTCCGGGAGCGGGTGTTGGGGCTTACATCTCTGCCGTTGCGGAAGACACATCACCTGACACTGCTCTGACATTCGGCACCCGTAATGATATTGCTGGCGGCGTTGACGCCAACGAAAGATTGCGGATCACTTCTACTGGCGACGTGGGGATTGCGGAAAGAGACCCGCAGGCAAGACTACACGTCAACGGGGATATTCTTGCAGTTGGAAGCAGTGACCTTGCCACCGCTGGGCCAATCCACTACCTTCGCAGGGCTTCCGCGTCCCCAGATGACAACGACTACCTTGGCAGTGTTAGCTTCCAAGGGTCCAACAGCGCCGGGGCTAATAACGTAGACTACGCCAGCATCATTGCTCAAGCTCTTGATGTGACTTCCGGCACAGAAGACGGCGCGTTGACCTTTTGGACTATGAGCAACGCGACATTGGCCGAGCGCGCCCGCATTGACTCCATCGGGAACATCACCCAAGCCAACGCCACCTCTGGCTCTGGAGCTATTGTTGGTGAGCAAACCTTCCGCCTCGCCGCTGACGTAACCGCCTTCGGCCCCACCATTGGTGACTTCTTCGGGGCCACCTCAGCCATCTCTCTTGAGGCCGCGTCGGTCTACGAGATCACGATCTACGCGGTCTTCACGAAGACCACTGCGGGCACCGCCACTTGGACGCTGACCGCCTCGTCTGCTCCAACCCGCATGGTTGGCAGTTACCGAGCAAACCCGTTAACTGGTATTGGCGCAGGGCCACCCATAAACGGTTTTGCAGGATCGCAAGGGGCAACCACAGCGGCTTTCGGGGCAACAGCTTCCCTGACAACTGCCGTCAACCATGCGTACCAGTTTGACGTTCGGGTGCAGACAAACGCTGCATCAAGCTTTAAGCTTCAACTCACCCAAGGCGCGGGAACCGCAACGCCCTTGGCCGGGTCATACTACACGGTCAAGAAGATAAGCGCGACTACCGGTACTTTCGTATAACCCATAACCCCTGAAAGGAGGATCGCGATGGCCGAGAAAAAACCAACCGTCATCGCGATCAACGACGTAGACTACACCGAGGACCAACTGACCGCCTCGCTCAAGAAGGAGACCGAAGAATGACGATCATCACTTGGCGTGTCGCTCAAATGGACCGCAACGCTGCTGACGGCGGCGTAACAACCGCGCATTGGATCGTGACTGCCGTTGACGGCGCTCACGTCGCTTCTGCCTACGGCGCCGCAGGCTTCACCCCTGACGCATCGGCGGCTGGCTTCAAGCCTTACGCCAGCCTGACCGAGGCCGACGTGCTGGCATGGGTCTGGGGATCCGTGGACAAAGCCGCCGCAGAGGCATCGCTGGAAGCCCAGATCGAAGCCCAGAAAAACCCTGTCACGCTCAACGGCTTGCCTTGGTGATCTGATGCCCCTAGTCCCGCTCGCCATTCCGCCAGGTGTCTACCGCAACGGGACCGACTATCAATCGTCGGGCCGCTGGCGTGATGCCAGCCTCATCCGTTGGATTGAAGGCACGATGCAGCCGATCGGCGGGTGGGCAAATCGTGTGACCGTCTCGTCGGACAAGAAGGTGCGCGGTTCCATCGCATGGCGGGACAACAGCGCCGACCGCTGGATGGCAGCCGGCACCTACGAAAAACTGTTTGCTATCTCTGGAGCAAACACCGTGACCGACATCACACCAGCGAGTTTGATACCGGGCCTTGAGAGTGCTGCTTTTAACCTCGGATATGGCGGTGGGTTTTACGGGTACTATACTTATGGCACGCCGCGCGAAGACGCGGTGAACTACACCGAAGCCACGACATGGAGCCTCGACACTTGGGGCGAATACCTGATTGCTTGCTCCAATGCGGACGGCAAAATCTACGAGTGGCAGCTTAGCGCCGCCGCAGACGCGCTTGTCATCACCAACGCGCCGACCGGGAACCTCGGCATTGTCGTGACCGAAGAACGTTTCCTGTTTGCTCTCGGGGCAGGCGGGAACGTCCGCAAGGTGCAGTGGTGCGACCGCGAGGACAACACTGTCTGGACGCCTGCTGCCACGAACGAGGCTGGCGATTTGGAGTTGCAGACCCTTGGCCAGATCATGCTGGGCATCAAGGCGCGCGGGCAAACTTTGATCCTGACCGATCACGACGCGCATGTGGCAACCTATCAAGGCCCACCCTTCGTTTACCGCTTCGAACGTGTCGGATCAGCCTGCGGTGCTATCTCACGGCGCTGCGCTGCTGCGGTTGATCGCGGCGTTTTTTGGATGGGCGAGAGAGGCTTTTTCATGCTTTCCGGTGGGCAGGTGCAGGATGTGCCCTGTGAGGTGTCCGACTACGTTTTCAACAATATCAACTCCTCTCAGCGCAGCAAAGTCCACGCCGTTACCAACGCCAAATTCAATGAAATCTGGTGGTTCTACCCGTCTGCTGTTGGCAACGAATGCGACAGCTATGTGGTTTTTAACTACGAGGAAAACCATTGGGCCATCGGTTCGCTGGCCCGCACGTCTGGCGTTGATGCGGGTGTGTTTGCAAACCCTGTTTGGTTCGGAACAACCGGCATCGCCTACAACCAAGAAAGCGGCTCCAACCTGAGCAGCGAGGCGGTGTTTGCCGAAAGCGGCCCGTTTGAAATGGGGGCTGGCGACACGACGATGATGGCGTCTATGCTGATCCCTGACGAAAAGACGCAAGGTCAGGTCTCGGTGACGTTCAAGACGCGGTTTTACCCAAACGACACCGAGCGGTCTTATGGCCCCTATAGCATGGCCGCGCCGACCGATGTTCGCTTTACCGGGCGGCAGGTTGCGATGCGGGTGACGGGCGCTGCCAATGATAGCTGGCGCTGGGGCGTTCCGCGCATTGACGCCATCCCCGGAGGCCGCCGTTGAGGTTTGGCGTCCCACCGATTGGTCAGGACTTCCGCCTTTGGGGCGAGGATTTGCGCCGTTTTCTGGCCCGGTTCTGGGATAACATCAGCTTTAAGTCTGACAACGCCACGCCGACATCCAACGGCGTTCTCCTGTGGGACGACGTGAACGGCTACCCGGTTGTCTCCAAGGGGAACGAGTGGCGGCAGATCGTGCTGGCTGACGGGCATGCCATTTTTGCTCAAGACGCAACGATTACCGCAGCCGCCAACAACACAGCCTACGCGATCCTATTCGACGCGCCATCGCTTGCCGTAAACATTTCGCGTGACCCGTCCAACCTCACCAGAATTGTTTTCGCCGACAAGGGCTTATACCGCATCTCGTTTACGGCGCAGATTACCTCGTCATCAGGTAGCACGCTGGAATTCAGGTTCTGGCCGCGCGTGAACGGCACAGACATCACGGGCAGCACAATGGTCGCCAGCCTGCACAACAACGGCGCGACCATCGTCGTCTCCCGCGACTCAATTTTCGAGTTTGAGGCTGGCGATTATCTGGAGGCCATGTGGGCCACGACAAGCACCAACGGGTCTCTGTTGGCTCATGCTGCGACTGCATATGCCCCAGCTTCGCCTTCAGCGACGATGGCCATCAGTCGGGTGCAGGCATGACGCTCTTGGAGCATTGCCGGAAATGGATCGAAGACGCGTTGGAATACAGCGGCGGGTCGCATGATTTCCAAGATGTGGCTGACGGCATCCTGAGCGGGCGCATGCAGTTGTGGCCTTCTGAAAAGGGGTGCGCTGTCACTGAGATTGTGATATACCCTAAGAAAAGTGTCCTGCACGTTTTTTTAGCCGGTGGTGAGATGGAAACAATCGTCAGCATGATTGATTCCGCCGTGGCTTGGGGAAAGACACAGGGCTGCACATCAATGACAATCGCTGGGCGACGTGGCTGGGAAAGAGTTCTTGCAAAGCACGGATACAAGCCAGTGATGACAGTTTTGGAAAGGGACTTCAAATGAGCGGCGGCGGTAAGGGTGGGCGGCAGACGACCGAGGTGCAGATCCCGGAGTGGCTTGAAGCTGCGGGCCAAGAAGCCCTAAGGCGCGGGCAGGCAGCGGCCAACATCGGTTATACGCCATATTACGGCCCAGATGTTGCCGCAATGACGCCGATGCAGATGGCGGCTGGCCAAGGCATCAACACGGCTGCGGGCGCTTTTGGCCTCGGGACCACCGATCTGTCGATGGGTATGCCCGCGCCTCAAACCTTCTCTGGTGGCGTGCAGGGCTACTCGTCCGGCGGCCTTTACGACGAGGCTCTAGCTGAGTTGCAGCGCCGCGCACCGGGCCAGTATGACGCCATCACGGGCATGTTCATCAATCCGCAGACGGGTGCCGCGCCTCTTAGCTTCGGTTCTGGCGTTTCGCCGATGGCCCAGATGGCAGCCGCGCCTGTGACCTATCCCCAGCCTGTCGTTGAACGTGGTGGGCGTGACCGTGACGGCATAGGCAAAGGCTCTAGTTCCGGCGGTTCTGGCGGTTACACCAGCATTGGCGACATGTTCGACGGCGGCGGACCCGGAAGATCAGGCAAAACTTTTTCCGGCGGCGGTCGTGTCTCCGGCATTGCGAACGCGGCTGGGATTAGCCCGGTCGGGCGCGACGGCGGCGGCGGTATGGGACGGGGGAAATAATCATGAACGTGTTCCAGCAATCTCAGCAGGCGCTGACCGGCGCTTTGCAAGGCACGACGGCGGCGGGGAGAGCCCGCCCGGTGAATGTCACCGCGCAGAGCGTCGGAACGCAGTTTGGCTACAACCCGGCGAACGTCGGCGCGGCCTCGGTCGGCACGCAATTCGGTTACAACCCGAACCAAGTCGCAGCGCAGAACGTCGGAACGCAGTTTGGCTACAACCCGCAAAACGTGCAGGCTGGGTTGGCGTTCGGTGGCATCAACACATACATGAACCCTTACACCCAGCAAGTCATCGACACCACGATGGCCGATCTGGAACGCCAGCGCCTCACACAGCAAAACCAGCTTGGCGCTCAGGCAACCGCTGCCCGCGCCTTCGGCGGATCGCGTCAGGGCATTGCCGAGGCCGAAACCAACCGCGCCTTTGCAGAGCAGGGCGGCCAATTTGCAGCCCAGCTTCGCCAGCAAGGCTTCCAAACCGCTCTCGGCGCGTCTCAGCAGGACGTGGCCAATCAAATGCAAGCCGCATTGGCCAACCAAGCTGCCGGCGGTCGCGCCGCAGAGTTCGGCCAGCAGCTTGGCTTCCAAGCGCAGCAAGCAAACCAACAGGCCGCCATGCAAGCCGCATTGGCCAATCAGGCTGCGCAGGCTCAAGCCGCGCAGTTCGGCCAGCAGACGGGCTTGCAGGCTCAGGGCATGAACCAGCAGACGGCGTTGCAAGCCGCATTGGCCAATCAGGCTGCGCAGGCTCAGGCCGCGCAGTTTGGCCAGCAGACGGGCCTGCAGGCTCAGGGCATGAACCAACAAGCAACGTTGCAAGCCGCATTGGCCAATCAGTCGGCGCAGGCTCAAGCCGCGCAGCGTCGCCTTGCAGCCGCAGGTCAGCTTGGCAACCTGTCGCAGCAAGCCTTCAACATGGGCCAATCGATCAACCAGCAACAGCAGCAGTTCGGCACGATGCAGCAGGCCATCAATCAGGCCCTTATCGACGCCGCGCGCGGTCAATACGGCGGCTTCACAGGTTCGCCCACACAGTCTCTAAGCACTCTGCTTGGTGCCCTTGGTGGCGCGAATATGGGGCAGCAGACGGAGACGGAGACGCAGCGTCCGGGCGTGCTTCAGTATCTAACGCCGTTCCTTGGGGCGCTGTAATGAGCGTGATGGACTACGCCAACGCGATTGCGAGCATCGAAAGCGCCGGAAGCGGCGACTATGCTGCGCTTGGCCCGGTCACGAAGAAGGGCAACAGGGCTTATGGCCGCTATCAGGTCATGGACTTCAACATCGGCCCGTGGACTGAAAAATACCTTGGCCGTCGCATGACGCCCGAAGAATTCCTTTCCAGCCCAGAGGCGCAGGACAAGGTGTTCGCTGGCGAGTTTGGATCGTATGTCCAGAAGTACGGCAACCCGCAGGACGCGGCCTCTGCTTGGTTCACTGGGCGGCCCTTGTCTGAAGGCGGCAATCGCAGCGACATTCTCGGCACCACGGGCAACGTGTACGTTGACAAGTTCAACCGCGCGCTTGGCGTGGGTGGCTCACCGATGCCGGGGCCGACCACCGCTTTTGGGCCGGGGACGCCGATGGCAGCCGCGCAGCCGATGATGTTGCCTGATGATCCGTTTGAGGACATGGGCGTGCTGTCTCGCTTGGCCGCCAGCCGCGGCATCGCACAGGACGCGGACGCCGCGCCTATCGTAAACCTGTTTAATATTCTGACGCAGAAGAAAGACCCGCGCTTGGCCGAAGCCGCAAAGGCGCGTGGTGGTTTCTTCGGGCTTTTGGGGGGCTAAATGGCTGATCCTATCACTCAACCGCAGCGCCAAGGCTTGCTCGGTGGCTTCTTCGGGCCGCAGGGACGTGACGCGCGCGCCCGGCTCGCCATTGGCCTTGAGGGCCTAACGATGAACCCCAATCAGGCGCTGATCGGGCAGTTGCAGCAGGGCATCGAGGGGCGCAAGACCGAGCGTGAGCAAAATGCCACGATCAACTGGCTGCGTTCACGCGGGCGTGATGATCTGGCGCAGGCAATGATGGGCGGGCTTCCTGCCGCCGAAGCTATGCGCGTGGCTATGACGCCTGCGCCCGGTCCTGAAATCCGTGAGGTTGGCGGCAAGCTGGTTTCAATCGGGCCGAATAACACGGTTTCCGAGCTTTATGCGCCAACTGCTGCGCCTGGCTACCGCCAGGTCACAGGCGCACAACTTGGCCTTCAGGGCGCGGACGCCCAAAAGATCTTCAACGTGTCACCTGACGGGCAGGTCACGGCAATCGGCGGCGCGGGAACGACGGTGAATGTTGACACCGGGGCTGGCAGCAAATTTGAAGAAGAATTTGCAAAACTTGACGCAAAGTCGCTTGCTGACATTTCCGTGACCGGTGTTCAGGCTGTGCGAAATCTTGGTCGCATCGATCAGTTGGAATCGCTTTTGGCGAGTGCCCCGCAGGGCATGGAGGGCGCGATCAAACTGGCCGCTGGCGAGTTTGGCATCAACACCGAAGGCTTGAGCGACGTTCAGTCTGCACAGGCAATCATTAACAGCCTTGTGCCAGAGCAGCGCGCTCCGGGATCTGGCCCGATGTCTGATGCAGACTTGGCGCTGTTTAAGCAATCTCTCCCGCGCATTGTGAACCAGCCCGGCGGCAACGCGACCATCATCAGCACCATGCGCGCCATCGCGCAATATGATGCTGAAGGTGCAGCCGTCGCACAAAGGTTCCGCGCTGGTGAGATTGACCGCGCAGAAGCTTTCCGGCTGTTGCAGTCTCGGCAAAACCCGCTGGCCAATTTCAGAGCGCCCGCTGCGATTGAGGGGAGCGGAGGGCCGACGACCGTGCGGACATTTAACCCGGCTACCGGACAACTGGAGTGATCTGCAATGATTGAAGTTCAGGCTCCAGATAACACTATCGTTCGCTTTCCTAACGGGACGCCGGATGATGTTATCAGGCAGGTTATGCAGCGTGAATATGGCACACCAGTTCAAAGCCAAGGTCCGCGTGCTGCGGCGCAGGGTTTGACGCTTGGAACCGCTGACGAGATTGAGGCGGCGGCTCGTTCTGCCGCAACGTCTGTCGCGTCAAGGCTTGGCTTTGATGTCAACGACCGCTCATATGAAGAAGTCCTGAACGAAATTCGTGGCAGCCTGAAGGCGTACCAAGAGGCGCGCCCACTTGCGTCTTTGGGCTATGAGGCGGCTGGCGCAGCTATTCCTGCCGTTGCTTCGCTTATTGCTGCGCCTTTCACTGGCGGCACATCTACAGCGGCCACGGCTCCCAGCCTTGCGCGCCTAGCTACTCTGGCTGGCCTTGAGGGCGGGTTGTATGCCTTTGGCACTGGTGAGGGTGGATTTGCTGAGCGAGCGTCAAGGGTTCCCGGAGGTGTCGTTACGGGCGCAGTCGGCGGCACTCTTGCTGGCGGTGCCACTCGAGCCGCAGGTGGCGCGCTGAATGCAATCACTGGTACTGCGCGTCGTATTCTTGGCAATCGTGGTTCTAGCATCGTTGAAAATGAAATTCAGCGCCTTGCCACTCAAACGGGCAAGACGGCTGATGAGATTGCCAACGACATTCTTAATGGCCGAATTATGGCTGAAAACGAGACGATCCGTGCGGCAGTCCGAGCATACCGCGCTGGAGGCGGTGAGGCTTCAACCATTATCACGCAAGCCATGACGCCACGGCCGGCGCAGACCCGCGCGCAGGCCATGGAAGAGATGCGGACATATCTTTCCGATGCGAACGCGCCGAGTGCATTGCGCGCACAGCGGGCTGATGAGGAAGCCGCAAAGGTTGCGGAGCGCGCAGCTTATGCGCCGTTCAAAAACATTGAAGCGCCGGAGCCAGTTTCTCGCGAAGTTCTTTCTGCGCTTGAAGTTGTCCCTGAAGCCATCGGTGAAGTGAATAAAATGTTCCGTGGTTTGGTTTCTGTGACGCCTCCAGCAAATGGTGTCGGACCAGCCAACGTGACATTTACGCGGCCCATCACGATTGACGAGGCAGAGCGCGTCCGCAGAGCCATTTCAAACGCCGCAGGGGCAGAATATCGCGCTGGATTCGGTGGCGCTGGAGAGACGTTCTCTGAGGCCGAAAAAGGGCTTCGCGGCGTGCTGGATGTCGCATCTCCTGAGCTTGGTGCAGCCCGCGCCACGGCGGCTTCTGTGAGGGGGCAGCGTGATGCCTTTGAGGCGGGCCAGACCGCCCTTGCTGGTGATGTTAACGAAAAGCTGTTGGCATTTTCAAAGATTACCGACCCGCAGAAAATTGAGGCATACCGCGCTGGCCTCATGGCCGCCCTAGAGGCTCGCGCTGCGACTGGATCTCGCCAAAGCATGATCCGAAATCTTGCCAATCCTGAAACAAAGGAAGGCCGCATTCTGCGCGAGGTCTTGCCGCAGGACGCGATTGACGACGTGCTGAACAGACTAGAAACAGCCCGCGCGTCTCAGGTCACAACAGACTTTGTGCTTGGTGGCAGCCCAACGGCAGAGACCACAATGGAAGCCGCTCGCCGTGGTATGGATATTTCTGTCGCAGACGTTACTGGTGCGCTCAGGGCAAGCCCTGACGCTGTCATTAGGATTGCATCGAACCTTGCCTCGCGGTTTACCCGTGATCTGACTGACGCAGAGCGTGCGCGCGTTGCCCGCATCTTGGTTTCTGAAGACCCAGAACTGGTAAGAAGGGCAATTGTTGACCAGGGCGCGATGGCCGCCTTACAGACACGCATCCAAGAACTGACCGCAGCAGGGACAAGGGGTGCCGCCCGAGCAGGGACCGTGACGGGAGCGCAGCCGGGTGCTAATCTATCACAGCAGGCAATTCGCGGCCTTCTCGCACAATAACGGAGACACAGATGCAGCCGAAACGCCTGACGGACGACGAAATCCAGAACACCATCACAAGCTCCGTGCGCGAGGCCGTGGAC